CCTCGATCTGCGCGTTCGCTTTCCCAAGGTTTTGCGTAAGCCCCGCCACTTTGGCGATGTTCGCTAATTGTTTTGTTGCCCTGTCAAGCCCCATATTCTTGGCGGCATTCGACAGTTCCTTCAGCGATTTAGCCGCATCGTCAAGACCCGATACAACATCATCAAGCGCGTCTGCCGCGTCTGCTGCGGAAGCCTCTATATTAATGTCGAGTTTAGTGACATCAACCATTTTTGTTCCTCTCCCTCACCCAGGCGAGGGTTCTTGCGATGTTTCTCTCTTTCTCGGCTTTTCGCTCGGTCTCGGTGATCGCAATCGGGAATTGCGGGTACGGAGTACCGCGCTTACCGCTTGAGGCAAACGCCGAAGACAAAGCGCACGAAACCGCTTGGTAATCATACAAGCCTTGCATATGCCATCCTTGGTTGGCTTGCACACGCCTATACTCATATGCGAGAGAGTAGTCGGCAAAGGCGCATCTCTCTCCGTACATTATCTCGTTCCACGGCATACCAATCGCCATGAAATACGCGACAGTTTCGTCAAGATACTGCCCAAGCGTCAGTCCGCTCTCGTCTTTGCCGGGGTAGTAGATGGGCGGTGGATTTACACCATCGCCCAGGTCACGTTTCCCTGTGGCTTGTTGACGATAAAGTCAAGTTCGTCACTCAGCATCTCAGAAAGAGAAGCGATGAGGTTCTGTCCGCTCTCGTTTTCGTTGACGAGCCGTTCGTACAGGCGGTCGCGCTCTTCACGCGGGACATAGTTGTGCTTGGCAATGAACGCACCCGCGAAAAGGTCATACGGAGCGTTCACAACATTGCGCTCCACATCCGTGAAATCGAAGCCATCGCGCTCCATTTTCCGCACGGATGCAACTGTGTACATCAGCGTGTAGTCGGCTCCGTCAACGGAGAACTTAATCATCTTTCTGTCTTTCGTTTTCATGATTTGCCTTTCTGTGTTAGGGAATTTTCGGGGGCGGGGCGAACCTCGCCCCCTCGTTGAGCCGTGCGGCGATTAGATGGTCGGGGCGGTATCCCATCCGTGGATGGCGTTCACCGCGCAATGTGCCGGAATGGTGGACAGAGCGTTCTGCGAAACGCCGCTGCTGCCCAGGGCAAGCGGCTGACCTACCCAAAAATACGCATCGGCAGCGTTCGGGTAGACATACGCCCACCAAAGCTGCTTGCCTTCCGCATAGTTGGTTGCGGCGGTAGTGACAAGCGCACCCCACGCGGCGATGACAGCATCGGTGTGGTTCAGCGTGTAAGCCGCATCTCCACCCGGATCCTGTCTGCCCGGAACGTAACGAGTGATCTTGTCCGTGATGTCGGACGCATCAATCGTTTCCAGGGAAAGGTCGAATTCGGGGGCTTCATTCACATTCGGGAGTTCCGTCCAACCCGTAGTGGGCATCGCGGTACTATTCGCGGCACTCCAAGCGTAATACACTTTCGCGCCGACAGTAGTGATCTCAAGAGCCATTGTGGTTTCCTCTCTTATCGTGCAGTAATGTTGTAGTGTCCGTCTTCGCCGTCAAACGCTTTCCAAGCCGTTGCCTGGAAACGCAGAATGAGGCGATAAATGGTTCGGTCTATATTCGGCATTTCCTGTTTCATGGAACGGACGAAGCCAAGAGCGGAGAATGCGTCATTGACCACGGCGGCGAGTGCCTTTGCATCGGTCTTAGCCGTTGCCGTGTTGGTGTAGATGTTGACCGTGTAAGTCAAGTTCGTTGCGTACTCGCGGTCACTTGTGCTTACAAAGTCTGCGCGGGAAAACGAATCGGTTTCCTCAATGGAAATGTGGGGGAATGAAGACGGCACATCGTTATAAGTGCCGGAAACGCTCACAGACGGGACCGCCTGTTTTGCCGCGTTCCGCACGGCGGTATAGATATAGTTCTCAACATCAATCATCGGTCAGTATTCTCCTCGCCGTTTCAACGATGCGGTCTTCGATTTCCTTTGCCGTAAAGTAGAGGACATTGGCGGCTTTTGTTCCGTATGTGATTTTGCGGTTCTTGCCGCTGCCGAATGCCCAAACATTGTTTTTGCCTTTGCCTTGCCCATACTCGCCAATGCCGACAACCCCTTCGGGGCGTTCAAACATCCCGCCGCCGTCAGCGTTCAAGAACACACCCGCGCCAAACTCCACGAAGCATACTTCTTCGCCCTCAGCGAGGACTTGCCAACCTTTGTCGGTAGGCTTTGCCGTGACCGTGATGTTGGCGGGGTCTGTCTTCAACCCATCGCTTGACGGGTCCCAATACAGATTGTGATAAGTGGTACTGTATCCAACCTTGGCATACTCCGCGCCAAACTCGGCAAGGGCTTTCGGCAGTTCCTCTTCAAGTCTCTTCAACTTGGTTCGGTACGCCGTTATATCCTTGATGGCTTGCTCTATGCTGACGAGCGATAAGGGGTTGATCGTGATTTTCATTGGGCAAACTTCACTTGCTTCACCGCATAGGTGATGTGGTTGAGTGACTTAGCCACCGCAACCACTTCGTAGTTATGCGGCGAGGTCGGGTCGGTCCCTATCCACAGGCGCGTGTGTTCGTCAATCGGGCAAGAGATGTTGTCCACGATGACCGCCTTGGTGTAACTTACGTTCACACCAAAGAGGTCGATGTCGGCAGTTCCTCTTGCCGCTGACACACTCGCACGGATTGCGACAGGCTCGGCATATGTCGGCACTACCACGCCTGTGTATAGACCATCGGCATCCACCGATTCGGTTTCGCCGTTGTACAGGGCGTAGTAGATTATCGATTCGTTCCGTCTAAGGTTCCTCATGGTCACATCACCTTTGCAAACGGCATGATCTCGCGCAGAAGGTCTTCGTCATTCACGGAGCCGTAATTTCTTGTGACTCCGTTCTCGGCATGAGAGATTTCGCCCTCGCCCCCGGCGCGGAAACTATATCGTCCGGCGAGTTCGCATTGCAGTACTTCGTACTTTTCGGGAACCGCCGTGATGCCGACCACGCCAAGCGGATCGAGCCGCCGGATGATGGTGTTCTCGGCTTTCGCCAGGTACGCCAACATCTTCGCTTCGGTGGTGTTTTCCTTATCGCCGAATTCCATTGCCAAGGATAATTTGTCCATGAGATTACCTCTTATTCGGCTTTCGCCTTTTTAGCCTTTTTCGCCGGAACCGTTTTAGGTTTTTCGACCTTCTCCGGCGTGGGCTTCTCTTCTTCGGTAGGGAGTATCCCTACTGAGATACTCCCATCCTTATTGACGCGAACCGCCATATTACGAAGCGGTGTGGAGATAGATGCCCGCTTTCTTGTTGCCCTTCACGAACAGATCGTAGTAGCAGCGGAAATTGACGCGGAATGCATCAGCTTCGATATTCTGCGCCGGGCTGAACACGTTGGACACGCGGTGCTTGATGACCTTCATGACGGCAGACGGATGAACGATGAGGAAATCAATCGCTGTACCCGTGGCGGTGTAGCCGCCAACTCCGGCAGAGGTGGTCGGGGCATTCAGCGTGATAGCGGTGTTGAAACGAGAAGCCGGGACGCGGACGATACGCATATCATCGTAGAATTCCACGTTGGTGTTCACGTTGTCTTCGCTATTGATGATGCGGCGTTCGATACCGCCCTTCAGTTTCATGTAGATAGCCGGGGAAACAAACAGGATGCGACCCTCATAAGGGACCTCATCGTTGTCCATCTTCGCTTCAGCAGTATCGATGGCGGCGATGACATCGGCAGAGGTGGAAAGCGCACCCGTAGCGGAAGAGATGCCCGTGGTCCCCGCCATCTTGGCGAAGCAGTAAGCATCGATTTCCGGGATCAGTTCGACACGCTCGGTTTCACTCAGCATCGAGGACAGTTCCATGCCAAGGGTCTCGTCATTGGACTGAGAGTCCACCTGGTAGCCGCGACCACGGTCGATTTCCAGGGTGAAGGGTTCCCAACCCGCATTGACATCGCCCATAACGTATCCGGCATTGCGGTCATAGTTCGCCATACCCACGGACGAGAAGGTGAACAGATTGACGGTCTTCGCACCGATCCAATTGACCAGGTCTTCGGGGGTATCCAGGATGGCGGTGAGGGAGCCTCTCTTATACAGTTCGTCCAGGCGCGGCACGAACTTGGAAGCATAGGATTCAGTATTGGTAGGCGGCATAACAACAGTAGTAGCCATTTTGTTTGACCTCTCTTAGGTTTTGATTTGACAGATTATTAGGTCAGCCCAAACCACCTGTCATATTTTGCGTCTTCTTCGGTCTTTGCGCTGCCCGTGGGCGGCATACCGACAGACAGACCGGGCTGCTTGTTCAGCGCGGCGGTTTCTACCGCTTGACGCTGACTCGATAAGTAAGACTTCAGCGTGGCAAAGTACTCGTCACTCACACCATCCGGGAGTGCTTTCGCCATGATGTCGGCAGCCGTGTGGTCAACGCCCCCGTCCATCAGTTTGGACTTGTAATTGCTGACACGTTCTTTGGCTTCAAGTTCGGCGATTCTTGCCTCTCTTGCCTTTTCATGCTCGGCGCGTTCCGCTTCGGCACGTTCCTGTTCGGTCTGCTTCTCGCGCAAAGCGCGTTTCCATTCAGCAGCTTCTCCGTTAGCTTTGGAGATAGCGTCCTTCTGCTTCTCGTTCGCCGCTTTCAGCCGTTCGATCTCGGCTTCAAGTTCCTGCACGGACTTGGGCGGTTCGGGTTTCGGTTCAGCCGGGGCGGTGACGGTTTCGGTGGTAGTGATTTTTTCTTCAGCCATATTCAGTTCCTTTCGCGTTTTTTGTGGCAGTTCCCTCTGCCGTGATTTCCGTTTTATAGACTTGTCTGTCTTGTGCGATTAAAGACTTCCCTGTCTCTTATATATGGTCAAACGGATTAACCGCTTAATCATTCAAATGTTAACCAACATAAGCACCCGCAGTCTTCGTCCGGGATTCCCCATTCGCCTGGGAATTTGGTTTCGCCGCCGTTGATGGAGTAAAAGTATCCGTCCATCGGCGCGGTCACGCCGTTAAGGTAGATGTGCGAATCCCGGCTTGTCGGGAGCATCATGCAATGCCATCTCTTCTTCATCGCTCCGGCTTTCTCTGCCGTGACGAATCCGGCTTCATTCGCATCTCTGTGCGATTCGGTTTCAGCGATCCGCAGAATGTCGGCTTCGGTCCCGCCGTTGTCGAAATACTCCCGCGCCCTTTCGCGCCAGGTCTTTCCGGCAACTTCGCGGTCTATGATGTCCACGGCGGTCTTCATGCCGATATGGACATCCGTGCCAAGGTCTTCGTTCGCTGATGCTGAACCCCTCGCTGCCGCAAGAAGGAAAAGGTCAAGCATCTCATCGATGATGTCCTCTTCCTCTTGCTTTGAGCGAAGAACGCCGTTTTCATAGTGCGCGGACAGTTTCGTCTTGAAGATGTTCAGTTCATCGAACGGAAGCGGGTTCATACGATGTTGTCCTCTCCGTTATCGTTGTCACTCTCGATGATTTCGGCTTCGCCATCGGGATTGCCGCCCGGTTTCTCTTCTTCCTCGACCTTCTTGTCGGGATCGCCCCAAATCAGCTTGAGGTACTTCTCGCTCATCTTCACATCGCTGACGGGATCATTGGATAAGCCGCTCTTCTTGAATGCAAGTTCGGGAGCCATACCCATCGCAAGCATCGTCTGCGCCGCCTGTGCCTTGCTCTGCACGTTCGCCGTTTCGTTGCGGATGAAATTGAGTTCGAAATCGATGGGCTTGATGTCCAGGATGCCCTTTCTCCGCAGCACATCCACAAGAATCTCTTCAAAGTACTTGTTGGATTCGCGGAAAAGGTCTTCCGTCTGTCTCGCCGCAGCCCCGGCTTGTTCCCATCCGTCTCTAAAAATGACGGCACTTCCCGTATCGCTTGTGCTGCGACCGCCCTTCGTGGTGGACGGCATAGCACAGATACGGAGAACCTGGTCATAAAGGTTGTCAACGAGCGTCTGCGTCTGCTCTTGGTTCAGTTCCTCGCTCAAGATGCGGAAATCGGCTTTGTTCTCTCCTATTGAAGAGAGGGCAATCATCCCGGCTTCCTTGATCTTGTTCGCGGTGGTCCCATCCTCAAACTGACAGTTCACCGCCACAATGATGGACTGAATGAACTGAGCAACGCCGTCAACGCGGTTCGACTGAATATCGCTTATTGCATCAAGAAGCGGCAATACCGCCTCAAATGCGCCCATATTGACGGAGTTATACCGATATTCAATGATGGGGATATGCCCAAGCGGGTTCGCCTCGATTTTCTCAATCGCAGATGCCGTGGTAACGTAGTTCTTGTACGGAGCAACACGCGACTGCGTAGCACCGCCACGAAGACGGAAAATCTTGGTAGGCGTGAAGACATCGATCATGGACGCTCTGTCATTCAGCACGATGTTGACTGCGAAGACGGGCTTGTTGCCGGGGCGAAGCGAGTACACCACGAACGCGGAGCGCGGATCGAGCGCATACGCTTTCAGCGGAATGTCGGGGTCATCGTTCGGCTCGACATACAGGGCAGCCTTTCCGACCATATGGAACCAATCAGCCAAGACATTGTCAGCCGTCTGTTTGCCGGAGCGGTGCAGATATTCGTTCAGTTTGTCAACCTTGCCCTTCTTTCCGCTCTTTCGGGAAACGAAGGTTGGTGCAGCCTGGAACAGATAGCCGCCCTTAAAGGTCACAATCTCATCCGCGTGATTTTCCACCACTTTGTTGAGGATGAAATCGTTATAGGTCTTTGTGCGCCGCAGAACAGGCTGATACCCTCGGCGGTACCAATACAGATAGTCTTCTTCCTGTACGTTCTCTAAGTGATAGACCAGGGCAGAATTGACCTCTTCTATCACGTTCTTTTCGGTTAGGTCTTCCGCAACCGTATAGATGTCGCGCCGCCCGAAAAAGATATTGTCAACGCCGCGATAGCCCTTGGTCTCGGCGGTTTCGGTGGTCTCTGCCATTTGCTCACTCCTTTTGATAGCACCAAAAAAAGGCGCAGTTTCCCTTTTTTGGGAAACATACACCTTTCTATAGTAAATTATACTGCAACTTGGCAATTTTGTCAAGAATTGTCTGACAATTTGTTTTTAGAACGGACGCTGCATGATAATTGCTTGCGGTCGAACCTTCACCTGGACGAAATCCGCGAGCATACTCATGGCATCCGGCACATCATCGTGGCGGTTCTTGCCGCTCATCGTGTACGAAACGAGGAAATTCATTGCCGCACGGTACTCGCTATCGTATTTGGAAGCGTCACGGAACAGGAAATGCTCTTTCACGAACGCGCTATCCACGATGATTCGCGTTTCCTTGTTGGCAGTCGAGTATTTCGTGGTGATCTTCGTGATGCCGCCCTGTTCCTTTACCTTATTCTGCACGTTCTCGGCGATGCGTCCACCCGCTGAGTTCGACTCAAACCGCGCAAGTTTCACGTTCCAACGGAGCAGCGCGTTCACAAGCCTCGGCTCCACCACTTCCGGCGTTTTGTCATCGCAGATGATGGACACGATATAGAACTTATCACCGTATTGGTAGGCGATTGGCATACAGAAAAAGTCATCGCCCTTGTTTTTCGTATCGCAGACCGCCCAAACGCCGTCCGGCTCTTCAGTCGGTAGGTCGAAGAACCGTTGCAGTTCATCCGTATTATATAGGATGCCGCTGCGCTCTATCGGCTGAGACATATACAGGGCTTCCCAACTCGGCTTATCCATCATTTCACGCAGATTGCGGTAGTACGCAGTAGAGAAACCGATGTTGCCGCCGTAGTCAAAGTTGGAATGGTCCCGCTTGTCAAGTGCCGGAACACGGATGAACACGGCGTGAGGGTCATCTGCGTACCGCGCTTCAAGCCGTCCTAAAGGATCGCGTACACTCCACCGGGTCATTATGACGAGCAGCTTACAGTCACCTTGAGTCCTCTGCAAGAGGTCTGTGTTGAACTTAGTCCATTTGGCTTCAAGACGCTCTTCGCTCATCGCTTCTTCGATGCCCTCGATGATGTCATCCACATAGAGCAGACCCACGGCGCGGCTTAAACCCGCATTGCCGCCCTGGATGGAACGGTATTGATATGACGAGAACCTCTGCGCCTTGTCAACATCTATCTTTAGGTCAAGCGCATTCGTCTTCACCACCGCCCTCTCCGGGAATATCTCATGCCAACAGTACTCGCCATCGGGATCGAGTTCGCGAAGGGTTTCTTCATATAATCCTCTTAGGAACGTGGTGTTGTGCGAGGCAATGAGGTTCCCAAGCAGCGGATTCTTCCCTACTTGGAAATCAAGGAAGAATTGAGCCAAGCCCGTCTTCCCGGTTCCGGGCGGCATACTGATGCCCAGGATGGTGATGTCTCCGTCAGCAAGCCTCTGCATCTGCTTCACTATCGGCAGCAGTTGCTTCCTGCGCGGCAAGTAGAACCGCTGCCCCGCCGGACGCTCCCACTCCATCGCAATGCAAAAATCATCAAACACATCCCGCGCCGTCATGAAATAGGATCTTCGCAAGTGCTTGAACGCCTCTTCCTTCCCGATCCGCGCCAAAGCCGTCTGCCCACGCCGGAATTTCTCGATCAGCGGATACGTTCCCTTCGGGTCTTCCGCATATGATGTCTCAAGCACATCCAATGCCTTGCCGTACATCTTGTGCTTGATGAATTTGCCGTACAGTTCCGTGACTCTCTCGTCCATTCAAGTTTTCCCTTTCCGCAATTCCCCCTCTATACCACAATCCCCATAGGTTTTTAAGCCTATGGGGTTGCGCGGAGGGGTATGAAATGTCCGGCTTCCAGGCAAGAAGCCAAGATCCGTGCGGGGGAATCGAACCACCCGACCAAGCAAGGGGAAAACACTTAGTGCGTCCACGCCACGGATTCAAAGAAGGAGGTTTTTATGAAGACTTGGAGGCTTCAATGGCAAATGGCGGTTTTTGACGGTCTCAGCGTCTGCAAAGATAACACCGCCAAACTTCGGGCGCGTTCCCTTTCTTCCCGTGCGCCATACGGGCGTGGAGATATTCGTATGGATATATCCGCTTCAATCATACTTGCGCGTTTCGCTAAGCGCAATACTTTCGTGCAAAAAAATCCGCACTCTCCCACAACAGGATCGCACAGGATGTTTAACTTAATCAATCATTGTGTTGAATATCCCAGGCAATAGTACCCCTCAACAGGGTAATGTCGAACATTTTTTTCGAAATATTGAAGGGGGTTATTAACACAAACAAGAGGGAACAAATATCCCCCGTGGGGCCCGGTACCCCCATAAAATCCGGCAACTATTCGGATAAGTCATCTTTAGCGAATAGTTGAACTCGAACATCTGTTTGTTTGTCAGACTATTTGCCTTTATTCCGTGAATTGTTTCCCTTTTTCCGCACAATTCAATGGATCGCGCCGGGATAATTGTATATACAATTTGCAGAAATGCACGTTTGCCCATGGTGTCAAGTGATTTTCCTTGACACTTGTTTACATAGATTCGCCAGGATTACCCCATAATGTAATTGTTATATTGCCGATATAATTATAACGTTAACATTATGCCGGACGGTATATAACTTAATTGTTATATGCCTATAATCATATGTTTATGGCTGCCCTGTATAATCATTGCGTTATGACTATATAACAATATGATTATATCCCCGTTTTACGCCTTGCCGGGATCGCCTGGAAGGGCTTTTTTTGAATACTAAAATAACTTATATGTATATGAAAATAACTTGCCTGTTTAAGTCTTAATTATTGACATATAAACGGATATCATTTATAATAAAGTAAAATCAAGTAGTAATAGGGACCCCGGTCCCGGAAAGAAAGAGGAAAGAAACCATGACACCGAAAAAGGGATTTACGAAAACCACGAAAGCCGCCATTTATGCCGCATATGGTATTGAGTACAAGAGCGGGAAAATCCTTGCCCCGCTTTACGGTTGGATTAATCCGCTTTTAATCAATGGCAATGCGAAATTGGGAAAAGGTGTTTATACCTGGTCCATGCTGCCCACAAATGAAATGATCTCATATTTTGAGGATGGTATCAAAAAGCAGGAAATGGGGACTTGCCCTTGTACTTGCCGGGACGAGGAAACCGGGGAAAAGACTTGTTACGCGTGTGGCGGGTGCTACCTTTTCAATAGCACTAAACTCTCACTTGCCCGTAAAACAATCCTTGCCCGCGTTTATATGGATTTTGTAAAGCGGGCGATCATTGCACAAATTAAAGCAAGTCATATTCACATTTGCCGCATTCACGCAGCGGGCGATTTTTTCAACGCTGCTTATATTGAAATGTGGCGGGACATTTGCCGCGCTTGCCCTGAGTGCCTGTTTTGGTCTTATACGAAAAACCGGGACGCGGAAAGCGCATTTGACGGAATCGAGAATTGCAACATTGTTAAGAGTCTTATCCCTGGACGCGGGAAGAATTACGGCAAGGCGGGCTACATTATTTCTCTGTATTACGCTTTAAAAGCCGCTGGAAAGTCGGTTTACATTTGCCGCTGCGGAATTGATAAAAATCAGCATTGCACAAACTGCCGCCACTGCGCCGAAAGTGAATTCGTGCTTTTCCTGGAACATGGCACAAGTTACAAGCCGGAAGAGGACCCGCTTTTTCCCGCGTTTGTGGCACTTGTGGAAAGTCAACAGGAAGACGCGGAAAAAGCCGCATAAACGGCTTTTAAGCCGCTTTTCCCTATGCATAACACAATAACGCGCCGGATCATTTAAAAGCCCTTTAAAGGGCAAAATACAAGCCCACAACGGGCGGGAAGGATTTTATAACATGGCAAACGGAAACAACGTATTGACAAGGGAAGAAAAGCGGATCGCGCGCGCTTGCGGCATATCCGCGGCAAGTCTTATCTATCACGGCAATAATTCAACAGGCGCGGAATATAGCCTTGCAAACGGATATTTTTACATTGCCGGGACCTTTAACGGATATAGCAAGCCCTATATATACCGGGAATTATTGCGGCAATTCATTTCACGCGCAAAAGCCGCTTGCGGCTATTGATACCGGGACCGCGGTCCCGATTACAGGCGCGGGGGATGGTCCCCGAACATATGTTCGCCGAACGTGTGTTCACCTGGTTCGACTCCGGGCGCGTCATTCCCGGCGAAAGCCGGAAAAATACAAGTAAAGGAAGGTACACACCATGAACACCACCACCACGAAAAACGCTCTTTCTGCCCTTTCTGCCCTTTTTGAGGGCGAGGACGCTGCCCTTCTGCAAAGGATCGCGGATGACGGCTTTTCTGTTTCGTCTGCCACGTTCGACAACGCCGCATTCTATAGTGACGGCTTCGGCGGCGTGATTTCCCTTTCTGTCCTTCGTTATGACTATGACCTCTGCGCCGATGACTATGCGAATGAAGACATCCACTCTTTCGAAGAGTATGTAGAATATGCCACCGCTATGGGCGGCGATTGCAGACTGATTCGCGGACACTTCTACGCGATCAAGGTTAACGGCAAGCACGAAATGGACATCGACTTCGAAGGCGATGAGTATGCGGACACAGACCTCGAATACATCATCGACCTTGCCGAGGGGAAAGCCGAGGGGACCAACGATAAAATCGAAATCGTGCGCTATGAGCTTTCGGCTAAGTGGTTCGAATATCTGCCGAAAGATTAACCCACCTTCTGCCCCTTTTGGGGCTTCCCTAATGCCACCGAGGGCGGTCGCAAGTCCGTGAAAAGGCAGAGCGGGGAATACACAGAAAAGAGGTAATGAAAATGCTTGAACTGTCAAAAGAAAACATCGACTTTCTGCAAGTTGGTGACTACCTTGTCGGAGATGATGGCGCATTCCGCGCTGAGGTTCTCAACGTGACGGAATGGGTGAACCGCTACAAATTGAACTGCCACGCCGTCACCTTCAAAGCCGAAGGACTGCCCACCGCATACGGCGTTCCCGCAAGTGACCTTTATGGTCTGTACATTGAGAAGCGCAGCCCTGACGTTGCGTACACGGGCGGCGGCATATGGCTTTGCGGTGTGTACGTTGCACCGCACATCTACTGCGTAGTCGATAACGATGTTCCGGCTGATGCCGATGATGTGGAAAACCAGGACTGCCTTTCTTGGTACGATGACCGCGAGGACGATCCCGGCGAATGGTTCGCTTGTCAAGGGTTCATCCGTAGCGAGAACGTGAAAGACCTTTCTGCGGAAGAGCATGAGATTTGGGCAAGGCTCCGTGAAACCCTTCTGCGGGAAATGTGTTAACCGTTCTTCTGCCCACCCGATGATGGCTGAATGGTTCTCAGCCGAAACCGCCCTTCTGCGGCGGTAGTGGGAAACCACAATAAAACTCAAGTGAGGTAATGAAAATGGAAAACGGCAAATGGTTCTACTTGGTATCTCTTAGCAAAGAAGCCGACTATGAGGACGAATGGGAAGACATCTGCATCGGCATCTATGAGAATAAGCGGGATGCTTGCATTGAAGCAGAGAAGCACTTTGGCGGCGGCATCCCCGTCTTCTGCTCAAAGTACTTCATCCCCACAAAGTACATCCCTTCCGGCAACCTGGAAGCCCTCGCGAAGCACCTTGACTGCTCCACGTTCTTTTGGGAAGACGAAGACGGCGGCATCGAGTGCGCCATAGATCCCGACGAGGTTCTCGATGAGAATGACATCACCTGGTACCTTGTTCATCCGTTCTGCATCAACTTAGGATATTGAGAGGGAGAAAGCAATGTACACTTACACACTTGAAGACCTTGAGGAACTCAGCAAGATGACATTCGTTTCTGCGGAGCAATGCGACCGGGCAAGGAAGAGAACGGCAGCGAAAAAGGAAATCGAGCGGTTGGAAATCCGGCTTGCGCGGCTCATCGAGAAGAAGCACAAGATGCTCTTCTGCGCCGGAATCGTGGATGCGGACGGCAAGCGTATGCCGATGGCAGAAGAAAGAGCGGATCGCATCCGGCAGCGTCTTCTGCGGACGAAAGCCTGGATGGGCAACGAATACGAAATCGAGATGGCGAAAGCCGATATCAAGCATTGGAAAGACGAATTGGGTGAATAAGATACGCGCATAATCAAAGTTTGCAGTCTGCTGACTACGCGCACAATCAAAACAGAAATTGAAGGGAGAATGAGATGAAACAGGAACTGAAGGAAAAGTTATTTGCAGAGGTTCTGCGGCTTGAGACTTTAGCCGGGAAGAAAACATATGACGGGCGCGATTACTGCGAACAGGCAGAAGGTGCTTACTCAATGCTCACGATAATGGGGATCGGCAGAGAGTATATCCGTTGGGCTTATGGCAAGACTTGGGAACTCGGCGAAATTGTCGAAGAAAAGAAAGTGGGGTAAAATCATGAACCAGGTTTACGAACAGGAACACGCCAAAATCCATGGGCATAACGTGTGGCACTATCTCGACTGCACGGACATCGGCAACATCCACATTGTGCAAGTGGAAGCGGAAGGTCTGCAAATCAAGACCGACTTGATCTACTGCGACAATGACAAAGCGGAAAAACTCTTCCGCAAACGCTGCAAGGAATTGCTTTCCGGCAAGTATCTCGGTTAAGGAAGGTTGAAATCTATGGGAAAATATGCTATGAATGAAGAAAAGACTATGGGGGATGAAATGAAATACACAGACAATAAGCAGATTCGCGAAATGGTTAGAATGGAATGCTTGCGGCAGAACGTGAGTCTTGCCGAAATCGCCAGGCGGCTTGGGATGATTCCTCAGTCCTTGAACGGAGTCCTCGGCAAGAAGCACATTTCCCTGGACGATGTGCAGCGGATCGCGGACGCACTCGATTGTGACTTGTACATTGGGATAGTGAAAAGATAGTGAGGCAACAAGATAAATAAAGGGCGGCTAAGTGCCGCCCTTTTAATTTAGTCATCATAGGCAGAAATGATATAATTGCCTATGAAAATGATAAAATTGATTTAAGCCCTCTATTTGCCCCGTAAATCGATTTTATATGTTTTATGCGTAATTGTGCGCTGAAGCCGTTAGAATCGATTGTGGGGCATATTATAAAGCGTGAGAGGCATATTTGAGTTTAGTGTTGTGCAAAGCGCAAAAGTCTTTGAGTCAAAAGGTACTCTTTCAGTTTGGCTGCCGCCCTTGCCCGGTCTGCCCTTTCCATCGTGTAACGAAGACGGAGAGGGTTCCGCTTCTTGCTGAAATGCCACGAATAGATGAACCTTGCTTCTTCTTTCGTCATTTCCTCACCTTCTGCGTTTCGATGATTTCAAAGTCCGGCAAGGCTTCTGCCTCTTTTGCCAATTCATCCAGGCTCTTCCGCTTCTCGACCGTCTGCGCGGTTTCGATTCTCTGCGCGTCCGTGTAGCCGAACCAATTCTTCGCCAGGAAGATGGTCAAAGCCGGGGATGATTTACCTTGCAGCGCGTTGTCGGCAAACGATGCATGAAGGAACTGATAGATCCGCGCCGCCGTCTTTCTGTGTTCGTCCGTGCCGTAACTTGTCAGCCAATCGGTAAGGTCTGCCGATGTGATGCCAAGCCACAAGGCGAGTCCGGGCGGTGACGGCTTGGTCCCTGTCAACTTGCAGTCTGCTATGTACTCCATCGTGCGCTGTTCGACTTCATCGATGTCCATTAGATTCACGGGCGGTCGGCTGAGTCCGGCAAGCGAATGCTCTATGGTCTTGTCATTTTCTGCCAACGCTGCAAGTGCGTTCGTTTCGTTCCGTAGGGCGAGTGCCTCGCTATCCTTTGGCATTCGCCCCCTTATCTTTTCTGCCATCGCCTAACACCATCACAGACCGAACAGTTTGTTGATGTCCTCTTCGGCATCCACGAATCCGCTTCCGGCTCCCTGTCTGCTGATCTCCGTCCGCTCAAGCGTACAAGTGACATTGTAGTCCTTGAACCACTTCTGCGACTTCTCGTCAAGCCGGGATTTCAGCTCGACCTGGTCGATGGAAAGAACCTTGACCGCCGCAGCGTTCTTTACGTTCAGCGCATTGGATGCCCACACGTTGACCGTGTCATATCCTTTTGCTGCCTTGACGCGGAAGAATGCCCACGCGCCCTTCGCGCCCTCGCCGCTCCGCAGTTCCGGGCATTCATACGTTTCGCCGACTTTGATTTTAATGCTCATGTTCTAAGCACCTCTCTTATTCTTTATCTTCAAACAGACCGCAGACCTTTTCATAGTCCTTCTGCTTGATATCTTTGGTGGATGCGAATCCGGCGGCAACGATCTTCTGCTTCGCTTCATTCGCCGTCAGTCCGGCATTTGCCGCAAGCGCGTACACCCGGCGCATCTGCTTTGCCGTAATGGGTGCATCGTCTTTCATCGTGGTGGCAAGATCGTTCGCACCGCGCATGAAATCGTCATTATCCTCATCCTGGCTGAAGAGTCCAGATAGCCCCGCAAGGTTGATTGCCGCATCAACTGCCGCTCTTTTCCTTGCTTGTTTCAGCGTACCGTTAGCGGCATCGTAGGGACCATTGAATCCGTTCCGTTTCTCAGCAGTATTTGCGCTGCCTACACCCGCACCAACAACGATTTTCTGCCCATCCCGGTAAGTGTACAGTTCGCACTTGATTCTGTAGAAGAAGAGCGGATCTTTTTCCGTTCTTTCGATTGCGGTCTCCGTGATGTAGTCAGCAAAAACGCCATACGCTTTAAAGACCGCCTCGCTTCCGCTTTTCCACAAGAAAGGCTTCGGCGTTGTTTTTTTGCCGTCCTTGTTTGTGATTACGCCGAAATCCTCGCCGCGCTTCAGCACGAACTTCTTGTCATTCACACCGGGAACAGTCAAAACGTAGTTCCCTCTGTTCTGCGTCACTATCGCTTCCGGCTTCTGCTCATAAACGATTAAATCGTTTCCCATTGTTTAGTCCTCTTTTCTGTTGTGTGTTTTAGTGCGTCTTCGATGTTCATGCCACGCTTAAGTCTTCCCCAAAGCGTTCCATATTTCATCCCGGCATCTGCTGCGAACGCTGAAACAGTCTTCCGTTCGCCATTGTATTCGATGAATCTGTTTCGCCTTGTGTTCCGCATTTGAACGAGCATCGTTACCCATCTGCAATTCTCCGGCGAATATCCCCTGTTGTTATCTATGCGGTCGATTGTCAACCCTTCCGCATATCCATTGGCTAATGCCCATTCCCTAAACGGAGCATATTCTTGCCATTCCGTGCAAACCGTTATTCCTCTGCCGCCGTAATGCCTATAATTGGTATCCGTTTCGCTTTGGCATCTGCGCTTCATGCTGCACCATATTTCGTACAACTTTTCCTTGTGATCCCTTTGCGCGAATCCGTGCCGTCTGTTCCGTTCTGCCGTTCGTTTACTGTTGTAGCATCCGCAAGATATCACCGACCCGTAAACAACAGGGGCAGAGATCGCCTCATAAGTTTTCCCGCAGTCGCATTGGAATCTCCATATGGCTTGACCTCGCTTGTCATAACCGATATGCTCAACGGCAACAAGCATCCCGAACCGCTTACCTTTGATGTCTTTCAATCGTTTTGGATCATGACCGCATCTTAAACATCCGCAGCTTTTCGTGTGTCCGCTCGTCAGTTTGTTTGATGTCACTTCCGTGGTCTTGCCGCAGTCGCACTTGCATGACCACTTCTGCGTGTCCTGGTTCCATCCTTCAACGATCAATTTGCCAAATCGTTTTCCGGCTAAGTCCGCTATTCTCCGCATCAATCTCCTTTCTCCCTTATCCATCGTTCGAGCAGCCAAAAGACCACCCTTGCAAGGACTAAGAACGCCCTGTTTGTCGGCATTCTCTCAGGCGTGTCCTCCGTCCGTTTCAGCAAAGTCTCCAACTGATCGAGCATCTGCATTGCTTCATCACGCCTTGTCATTCTTCCACCCCTTAATCGTGTCGATTGCCAAAACAGTCACGGCAAACGCCGCCGCAAGTAAGACAATGCCAACGCTGACCGCTAAGATAATCTGTGCCGTTTCACTCATTCTTCGCTCCTTTCTGCTCGTCTGTTCCACGCCTTGATGCTATCTTTTTCGCTTGTCGTTCCGCCGTTTCAGCAAACGAATCCGCTTTAACAGTTGCCACGCGTCTTTCGGAGAATAGTAAATGCTACAAAGCAAGATATACTTCTTCTGCACTCTTCTCTTTTTCGAGAGCCACCATCTATAATTTCTCACCCGTCTTCGCTCCTCTCCGCAAACTTCGGGTCATCCAATTCCGTGTACCAATTCTCGTCCTCGCACTCTTCTTCGCTCCTTTCCATCTTTGCTCCGCAGTTAGGGCAGTAGTGCCATTTCTCCTTGATGTTTTCATCTTCGTGCGCCCACAGCGTTATCTTCGTCTTGCAAACGGAACATCGCATAATTAAGACGGGATAATCACCAAACGGATTGCACTCGGTCGGCGTGAACTTTGTTTCCCACTCCCCCTTCTTCGGCTCAATGGTCGGAGCATCTGCTATTGCATCGCATATATCCATCAAGTCGGGGTTTGCCGCACAATAAACGCCCCTCACGGACTCTTCACACTCTTCGCAATTCGCGCCAAGACCTAAAACCTTCAATAGCGCATCTGCATCAATCGGTCTCATCTTTTCTCCTTTCGCCATTTGCACAAAACCAATCGTCATCAGGCATCCACGAATACCAATAGTCCTCACACCTACAAGGGCATCTGTAATCTTGCTCTGGAAATTCTATATCATGGTTTACTCCGCTCCCTGTCGGTTTGTGGATGCAATCTTTACACCTAACCACTTCTATGGTGGGCATATTATCTATTCGCGAACGACTTACTGCCCATTCAAGTGGGTGCTCCTTGTTGCCTGTGTTCAGCAGTTGGTCATACCATATATCATCTGCGTCAACCAGTCTCATCTTCGTCCACCATCCTGTCGATTCTCGCCATTTCCTCGGCGTATTTCTTGCCAAACTTCACCCCTGCTTGGTACGCCTCGTTTCCGCGTTCGACCGACACAAGCGCGGTCAGTACTACGCCGAATGCGAACCCAAGGAAGAAAACCAAAAAATACCAAATCATTCGTTCACCCCTTCCCTTCTCACTTTCTCCGCAAGGAGCGTTTTTCTCCACTTCAGCCATCCGGGCTTGTCGATTTTCTCATCGCCGTAGAGGTTCGCCCATTCTTGAAATTCGCAGTCCGCGATCATCACGGCAAGGTCGTTGTCTTCGACCGCGTCCAGATGGTTCTTCACCACGCTCCGCACAAGATCCGGCATATATGTCTGTCTTCCTTGGCAATAGCGGATGGCGCAGATGGCGAGGATGCCAAATTTGTCCTCACTTATCCTTATCATTTTTCTCCCCTTTACTGAAGCACACGGATGCGTGTCTTGTTGTTTGAGTATTCCAACAGGATCTCCGTGGTTGTGTGCGCGGTCGGCGACAACATCTTCTGCACAGGGTAGCCACCATAGTCCAAGAATGACGATGCCACCGCCACATAAAATTGCTTTCGCAGAATCCGTCCTTGGTCAAACACCAACTTGCTGACCGGGAATGCGACAGGCTTGTGAGTATGCCCCGTGATTAAGCAGTCGATTCCTTCCAGGGACATCGAAAAGTTCTGTGCCTTGTTCGCCGATGAACCAATGTACTGCCCACCGCCGGAACCGTGAGTGATCGCAAACTTCCATTCGCACCGCTGCTTCTGCTCACCCTTCACGCTTCTCTCAAGGCGAACCTGCATGAAGCAAATGTTTGGTCTATAGACATCCTCTTTGCCTATCGCCAAAAGCACATCATACAGAATGTCCAACGATGTTTCCCGCCCGATCCTTCTCTCATGATTGCCGCCGACCGCCGCCAATATCCTGTCGCGAATAGGCGATAACTCGTTCCGCAGCCATTCCTTCTGTTCGCGGATGTTGCACGTTGCTTCGTACACATCGCTCACGGATGACTTTGTTGCCGTGTCCAATAGATCGCCGACCAAAACCGTGTAGCAGTTTGGGTCATCCTGGATGCGCCGGATAGTGTTGTGCCATCTTGTTTCATTGAACTCCCGGCTGCCATAGTGCGCGTCCGCAAGCGGCACAATCGTGATTCCGTTTGGATGATCCGCAATAGGCATTTTGTTGATGACGGGCAGAAAATCATTAAGCATTCGTTCAGTCCTCTTTGTTTGTTTTTGGTTCCCCTTTCTTCCGCGATTAAAAGTCGCGGCACTTGACTTTGACTATGATTCGTTCGCCTCTGCGGTCGAGCAGTTCAAGTTGTGGGCGGCAGACGATTCCTTCCATTTCACCATTCCGCAATAAGCTACCGGGATGTTTCTTTATAAACTCGACTGCGCCTTTCAAACTGCCGTACCCAACTACCGGAACACAGCGGATTCCAAACTTCCGTGCGATATCCTCTACGGCATCACGCTGAAGCCACATCCCAATCCACACATCGAACAGGATGAAATCCACGCTTCCGTACAGTTCGCCGCCCTTCTGTATCTTCTCGCCGAAGCCCTCGCCGAACAGGATGACTTCCTTTTTCCCGAAAGTCTGCTCGAAGATTTCCTCTTTGTCCTCACCGCCAAACAGTTCCTCAAGGCGTTTCAGCAGATGCGGTTGGATCGTTGCCTTGTCAGTCCGTCCGGCGAACGATACGCGGTATCCATCCCAAATCACGCGGATGTTCGTGCCGTCAGCCTTCTCCGTGAACTGCCATGAAATGTCTTGCAGAAAGAACAGTTCCGGCGTTGAATACAAGCCATCAATCAGTTTGTTTGTCTCCTCATCGCGTCTAAAGATGTTTGGTATCTTGGTGTACTCCATCACTTCTTTCCTTTCCGCACGGTCTTCCGCGCTTTGTCCTTGTTGTTCCAAATGGCGTAGAGCATCCACGCCGTGTCCTTGCTTGAGAATCCGCGCTCGTCATCCCACTTGTCCAAGTCCACAAGTCGATATGTTCCGTCCTTGCGTAAGTGTAGGATCGCTCTGCGTTCGTCCTCTTCCTCGCATCGCATCTGCCGTAGCGCATCTCTGTACAGAGCCGTTTGGCACGATGCCGCAAGCTGAGAGTCAGACGAAAGGCTTGCGTAGGTCTTTATGTCCACGATTGTCGGCACTCCGTCAACCTTCCCGAATCGGTCAAGCGTTCCCGCATAGAGCGGAGTTTCGCCCTCAAATCTGCTGAACCACACAACGCCCTCGATCATCTGCCATTCTACTTCGTGGTCAAGCAGAAAGTTTTGGTAGGCAACCAGGTAGCCGTCCGTTTCGGGGTCTTCTTCCGGCTCAACACCATAGTCAATCAGTTCACACGCTTCATGCACCGCCGTTCCCTTTGCCGCTGCCGCTTTCAGCATCCACGGATTAAGGTCGGCGTACCTATCGGCTGACAAAGGCGCGAGTATCTCGCTCACGGACGGCACTCGGCAGCCGTCAACGGAGTATTCGTGCTTCTCTTCGTCAAAGTCAATCTTCATCGTCTTCCCCACACATCGCCACCAGGATGTCGGCGATTCCGCTTATCGTCACGGCAATATACGCCAAAATCTCCGTCTGCTTCCTATCTTCACTCATTACCGTGAACGGCTTTTCCACCAATGCGTTCATCAGTTCAGCGGTCTTCTTCGCCATCGAATTGATCTTATCGCTCATTGCCTCGTCCACTCCTCGCTGAATTTCGGCTTCACGCCCCACGGCATATAACCGCCCATCGGCTCCGGCATCGGCTGCCATCCAAGGACTTCAAAGTCCTCGTCAACGAGCCACCCGAAGCCGTCCTCATACTTGCTCTCCCAAACGTACTTGTGTCCATTCTTGAACACGGTCACCAACACCCAATCTTCCGTCATCGGGCGGCGGTCATTCCAGGGGTCGATCCATTCGCCACCCACATCAAAACTCGCAATCGTCATTGCTTTGCTCCCTTCAAAAACTCATTCTCTTCGGCTTCATGCCGTGCCTTTATTTCCTTGTATTCTTTCTCACACGCATAGCACCATTCATCGTGTAGTTCTAAGTGGTCATACGGATGCACATTGTAGTAGTCCTTATGCCGCACCCTTCTTCCGCACCTGGCGCAGTACCAAATGACCTTAATCATTCGTCCTCTCCGTTTCCGGGAAATGGTATCGGCAAACCGCAGATGCATTCTTGTCAATTTCAGAACACCATACGGCACTACCCTTCCCATTGATATTTTCCCACAACATCTCAAAACTGCCTTGTCCGCTGAAGAGCGAACCAAGCGTTGCCGGACGCTCATACTGTGCGGATATCCGCAGAAGCAGCCATCGCCAAAACGGCGTTGCAATTCCGTTGCCTTGGATCTTGTACCTTGCCGAATCACTCAGCTCATACACCTTGCCGTTTTCATCCAATCCCCATCGGGACCAATCGTCCGGCATACCTTGAAGCCGCTCACATTCCATTGGCGTAAGTCTTCGAACTATCGTTTCCACGTTACACCCCCCCCCTCATAATTGCTTGTTGATCGTGCATACAGTTCAGCGCACCGACCTTCTCGCTTATCTTCGTATTCTGTGCCTGTCCGTTCCCTATCGCTACCGCTTCCATCATCCACCACAAACATATCGTTGTAGGCATCTTGCCCGTTGTAACTGCCCGGATGCGCTCCTGGGGTCAAACTTCCTGTCACTCTTTGCATCACACATAACCCATTGTTATTCATGCTCCCGCAGACCGGGAAGGACACGCCCCCCCCTATTTTTATTGTCACATCATCCCGGAAGACTATCGGCTCTTGAAGCACAAGCACGTCTTGCCCCCCCCCACTATGCGTTTCCACGGTCGGCGATATTTCCCCTTCCCACACCCTGACATCGCTCATCCTTCGTTGCATTATCAGCATCGTCTTCCCCCACGATTAGTATCGGTGTCCTTCCGTCAACATTGTCATATGCGTTCAGGGTGTCTGCCGTGTCCGTTTCCATCCATCCCGGCGCCCCCCCCATGTGTGCAGGACAGTGTCGGTGCTATGTCCTCACTGATGGCGCACGTTGTCTTGCCTCCTCCCATATCAATGGCAATTACGACCATCGGCAGATTGCCTCCTCCGCCCCCCCTGCAGTTTCCAGGGTAGGAGATATTTCAGTCTCTCTAACAACCACATTCGACATCCTTCTCTGAATCACAATCATCATCCATCCTCACTATCAAGATCGGCGTCCGAGTCTCTCCGTTGTCGAACACGTTCAGCGTATCCGCAACCATCGTTTCTTCCCATCATTGCGCTCCCCCTTAACCGGATGCTTCATCCTCGCGAACGCCTTCATCTGTCTCAACAACCAGCGTCTCACTTCCTCCGCCATATGATCCTCCGCATACGGTTATGCTAACCGATATGCTATCTTCCTTATATACCGCGCTCTGGCTAATTTGGTTAAATGCGATTCTCACTTCAGGATGCATATCACAAGTTTTCCCTGCTCAACATATTGTCGGTTTGGTCCTTTGTAGTCATCTTCGCAGAGGGCACCGACCGTGTCGGTATAGAGTAAATGACCAGCACCTCGCTTCCCCCCCATATGATCCGGAGCGGTTTCTTAATGTGACCGAGATCTCATCCTCGTGCCATTCAAAAAATCTCTTCTCCGTGTATGTCTTCTTCATCATCTATCACCAGCACCAGCGGCACGT